AGAGATTCTCCAGTTACTAGTCTATTGTTGAAAGGACAAGACGGTTTTTCAAAAAACGGCAGATTTTAGAAAGCTTGAGTATTGGCGGATTTCTTTTAGACACGTCACTGTGTGTTGCTGCCTTGTATTCGGAGTTATTTTTAAACGGTCGAGATGGTGGTCAATACTTCCCACTCTGAGTACATGAACAATCGTGACAAGAGGGAGTCGCACCGTCTCAAACTTGCGGCTTTTGACAATGATGACATTATTAAGGAAGATGAGTGTGAGAATGTGGCCGCGGGGTTCGGGACCCAGGACAGTAAGATCGGCGGGTTTTCACGCTTTAAGATGCCACTGAGTGAGCGGTTGAGTACCAAGAGCAGTGTGGGCTTGGACCGCTTGAATGCGATGAGGAAGGACAACAGTGCCGAGGGCATCTTCGATCCCCACGATCTGGATTACTTATTGTGGCACAAGGAAGCGAAGGAGGTAGCGAGTGGTGTTCACTTTGCGCAAATGTTGAATTTTGAAGGCATCACGGGAACTTTAAATGTTGAGTTTAGTGCTGTTGCTGAGGATGTTAAGAATACGGCCAACTATCTGACATGTGATTACACCGTAGAGTATCCGGTGTTCCGAAACCCGTTGGACAGGGTCCGAGTCTTGTCTAACGCTAACACGAAGGAAGGTCCAAAGACAGGTATGGTTCGACTAGTGAGCCAGGCCACCCATGCAGTCGGGCTATCCGAAGCTGTGGCTGGAAAGGGTGTGGGCGTTGAGATGAGCTTGATGTCTGGAAAGAACGTAACCAAAATGCATACCATCAAATCAAAACCTGTTGACATGAGACAGATGGCATTGAAAGCCATGTTGTTGAAGCTGCAGCTGACTCTATTGTATGCCTGCGAGGAGGGGAAGGTTGAGGTCACTGCTCGTAAGTTATCCGTGAATGTGCCTGTCTTGAAGACATCGGAGGCTTTAGAACTATTCCCAAAAAACAAGATCATAGTGGATGTGACCAAGTTCAGCGATGAGCAGAGGAATTTGTTGCTTGTGTTGTGCTCATCATGGCCCTCCCAAAAGTTGTTCAATGATAGCTATTGTGATATATATAGCTTGGTCGAGCTTGAGCCGGAGGCGTATGCGTTTTACGTGACGTGTGGTGAGTCGATAGAGATCAAGACTGAGGGTTACACCCCATCACCCAGGGAATTATGGTCGCAGTGTGTTCAGTTGTTTATGAATATGGGCGGTTTTGATGATCTGGTGTGTGTAGTACGCGACAATAGGGGCTTTGCTCCGATCTTGACTTACAATGCTGGAGCAGCAAATAATGTCATAAGTGTTATATCCGCTTATCCGTCTTCTACTTGCTATCATGGATTGAGCGTGAGTACGTCACCTGAGCGCAGGTATATCGCACCAACACTGCTTGAATCTTCTAGCTTGGTGATGTTGGTTGATAATATAATGTTGAGTGTCTACCTGAATAATGTATTGTACCTAGCTGAGGAGCTGGGCCTAGGCAGTACCACACTGTACCCAAGGCCTGACGCACGAAATAACAGTAAGATAGCTGATGTGCTCTACTCGCATGGGTTGAAAGGGAACTCTCCGCATAACTGTCTGATGGACAAGGTTTGCCCTTGGCTGGCAAAGATGGACAGGTTCCAGAACTCAGGCACCCATGTATTATTAGAGACCGTCAATGCTATGCGGCGCGGTGGGGAGTGCGGCTTGATCTACTGCCCCCTGAATTATGCGGTATCAACAGTGCAGGACGTTTGTACAGCGTCTTTGATGCGCGGCTTGATGCCGGTTGACTTGTCTACTATGATGGGGTTCAGGTCTAATGTCTCTAAGACGTGGGAGGTGATGCGGTTGTTGAATTGGTACAAAGCCTTCTCCGGAACATCGACACCATGCTATGGCACTAGCCTCTTTGGGGCTAAAATAAAAGGGGATGAACTGCAAGTTCTGAGGCATATGATCCACATGAAGGGTGACTTCAGGCTAAACCGTGTTATGGCAGTCACCGCTTACCACCCGCAAAGTGCAGCTTCAGGTACCCTGCAGCAAACTTTCTTCAATAATCCTGGCTACATATCCTCAGAGCAGGCCAAGGTGCAAGAGTCTTACCCGGTACAGTATAAGCCTAATAGCTTCAGTATAAACGCATTTGGCGATGACGGGGAAGCTGGCAAGACTACCGGTGGGGGTGGCAAGAGCAGCGCCCCAGTGGGTGGTTTGCCCTCTCCGGTACCAGGTCCTGCACCAGGCGGTGTCGTTCCCAAACCAGGAGGTGCTCCGGGCCAGCTAGAGGTTGTCCCTCCTAGAGGAGAGCTGCAGGTGGTTGACATACCTAAAGTAACAGAGAGCCCAGTCCCATACGTACCCGGGGACTGTGGGGTGGATGCGCTAGTAAGCTTAATACCAGGGGCAACTAAGGCAGAGAGTTTGGCTAGGTTGGGCTTGGGGATCAGTGATAATTGCTGGTTGACTGCTGACGAGTTGGCTAAGGTAGCAGCATCCTACGATCACGACTTAATTGTTGTGAAGGACAAGGGAGCGCCTGAGTACTATCATACAGGTGCTAGTTTGAGACCGAACAGGATTGTACTACGGCAAGCCGGCGGGCATTTCACTCCCTGCCGTGAGGCAGGAGGTAGTACCTTACAGCCGACTCTGGTTGTCGAAGTGGAACCATTGAGAAATGATTCGGCGAGTAAGAGTAGTATGAGGAGTTCCATCCTTATAGGTCAGGAAACGCGGGGAATTGTGCCTCAAGTGGCTGGGCCGGTTACTTCTACCCCATCAGGTAGTGGGAAGAGTAGCGCTGAGAGTATTATAGCTGTGGTCGGTGCAACGAGTGTTAAGTAAAGGTGTTGGAAGTACGATGGATGGGGTGCTATGATCGGTTATGGAGGTATTTGTAGTCTCCTTTGGCTACATAGGTGGTATTAGATGTTAAGGCGTACACTAGTGGGTATTATAATTTGGTTGTGAATGAGAACGTATCAGATAATCTTGTCTGTGCTCGAATGGGCAGTTAGGCACATAAGCATGTGCGTATCTGTGTGAGAGAATGTCGGATGAAT